CCCAAGGCTTGGCCAGGTTCTGGCCACACCCGTTCGTCGCTCCCACCGTCCTTTCCTTCTATGAAAAGCGGTTTGGTGTCCGGTCGGACACCCTCCGCTTGATTCGAAGTCCTGGACGGCGTCGTAGCCCGAGATTTCCTCGAGCGACGATATACGAGCACGCGTCATCCACCCATTTACAGGAGATTTAATCCTTTCACAGGTGAACAAAGCAACTCGTAGCGTACCCTCAATGTCTTCCATCTCATACTGCTCTGGAACAAAGACCCACCTACGATAGGTGAAACCTTCGATCCAGGTAGCGGACCGAACGCGCCCGTCTCTATCGAGACGAGCGCGCCCGGCACGCTGGGGACAAGCTTCCTCAAAAGAGGTAACTAGTCCTCCGTCACCATAACCCTCCGGGATTCTGCATCGCTGCAGATCACGGGGGAGTTGGGCGACGCAGTACTGCCAGAGCGTGTAGTAGCGCCTATCGCGGCCGTAACCATCCAGACTACGGCAACTAAGGCGCTGCACACGATTAGCAAACTTAACGAGGCTGAGTGCTTCAAGCACTGGCTCCTTTAGGTAGAGAGGTTGACAATCCACCCCATTGAAGTAATCCTTGCCGCAAGATTCCCTGAAAAGGCCCGTACCAAAACTCTTCTCAGAGTTAGGCTCGAAGCCGAACAGGTTCAAAAGGCGGAGGAACGTGTCGAATGCCTGAGGCGGGACGATTACGTCGTCGCCATAGACACTGACCTGGGATGAACCGACGTTTGACATCTTACAACTTAGGCACGCAAGTGCCCAGAAAATAAGTGTCTGAAGCGGGAAAGTGAAGCCGTTCCCCATTGAGGAGAATTTATGGCTTACATTCACGCAACCGTCGAGGGTGTACCGTTTTGACCGAACATCGTCCATGACCTTGAACCAGTCGTCGGGGAGCAGAAGCTCTACGACGGCCCGGGACATCAGGTCTGAAGCCGACTTAAGGTCTACGGTACAATGGCTCCCATCAAGGGAACCACGGTACGCGAGCTGTTGGTTCCGCTTTTGATCGCGGATATCAACACCGAAGCGCAAAAGACGTTCACGGAGAACCCCACCAATACCTAGCTGAATGAACTGATTCATGTCAGGCTCGATAGCGATGGGCCGATCGGTCTTCGCATTCTTCTGGACGAACGTTACCTTATTTCCCGGCACTACTTCGAAGCGATGGAAGAAATTCTCCCAGTCTTCTGATAGTGCAAGGGCGTAAGGTAGTGCCCCTTGCGTAGTGTGGGGAGTTCCTTGGAACTTCTCATACGCCGAGGTCTTCGTCCCCCCGATGCGAGTAGTCGCACCGGGCCCGAACCGACAAGTATCAGCCACCTCCGACCAACTCATAGGACCCAAACACGAAGAGATTTTACACTGTAGCCAGGTAATAATCCTGGAAAAGCGCCAGTCATTTTCGCTATTCAGCGATATGACTGGATCCTCAATGTACAGATCAGTGAGCTGTTCGTTAATGGTTTGACACTTGAGCTCGCACCTCAGGAACTCTGAGAGTGCGACCGCCGTAGTATCGATGTGAGTTTCCAAACCTGTGTACTTCGATAAGAAGCGCACAGCAAGGTAATCACGCCGAAAGCTATCACCATCCACATAATCATGTGGCGATATAGCTTTCCTTGCCAGTTGCTCGTGCTCCCCATAACGGAAGAGCATGTCGCAAGCAAGGGCTACGGGGGTATCTAGCGCCTCGAAGAAGCGCGAGATCAGTTCAGGGGTCAGGTCACGTCGTGTACGTCTAGCGGGGGCCCTCACGGGCTTACGCTTCGACTTGGGGCGGCGCTTCACAGCGCTACCCCGTACACGCATCACGTACGGTCTCCTTCAAAGAAGGACTCACTGAAATTGGCGAACGAATACGGGATCAATTCCCATATATCGGCCGCTGTCTCCCGGAGATGTCTCCGGTAGACCTCGCGTTCCAGCCGGGATAGGTTTCGACTAAGGAGCACCACGGCCGAGCAGCTAAGCTGCCCGACAATGATAGCCTCAAAGTCTTCCTCACCCGGTGAAGAAACGCGGAGCGTCAGTTGTACGCGATGGGAGCCTGTCCAACCATCGGGCCCGGCAGAGTCCCGCTTCGCTTCGTCCCAGAGGCTATTAAGCCAGAGAGACGAGGCTGCGCAAACTTGCCGGTAACGACCTGTAAATTCAAGGATGAACGTTACAGGCCTACCCGAGGTCGGGCACACGTGGCGGGTCGCTTGGGGTTTCCCCAGTTCGATCCGAATGACTGATTTCATCAGAGTCATCTCCTACATTGGTGCGGTCATACACGAGCTTGATTCCCAGCTGAGGAAGCTGGGCCAGGTAGTCGTTGACTACCTTGGTAAGATCGTCAGGCGTCATCAAGCGGTACTTCTCACGAAGATACCGTTCGACGAGCCACAAGACGACTCTCAATACCATGGTTTCTCTCGATCCCATGATACGCCTTTAGAAAGGCAGCTCGTAGTTCTCGACTACCGTGGTCCAGGCTGCATTTGCAAGCCCGTTCTTCAGGTAGGCGTTCAGGTTCTTTCGTTCCTGAAGTGAACTGCGGGGGTCATGATAGACCTCCACGAACGCACGCTCCTTGTAGGCCAACGTGGGCTTGGGCGCAAAGCCCTCGCCAGTGCTCCCAGTGACCGTCTCGAGAGTCGGGACGGAGATCCGGAACGTCTGCTTGATCGAGCCCTGCCCATTCTTGGGAAGGACCTGACCGATGGACAGCTCCGGGTACCCCAGCACGATACCGCCAGAACGGTCGTGGTAACTTACCACTTCCGTCGTAACGGTGCTCGGGCTGAAGGTATGCGCGACAGGGGTTCCCTGCCCGTCATTTATGACGATATTGCCAACTGCGGCCATTATGGCCTCCTTGTCAAAGGAAATGTACCTTATGGTACGTTGTAGTTAACGACGCCGGGTAAGAAGGTCAAGTGTGACCTGTTTCCCGAACGTCACCCCGAGCAGTGCCATAGCATTCGCTATTCGCTTACCTCTGAGTCCACCCGGATCGGGTGTAGGCAGAGGGGCGGTAGGAAAGCTAGAGAGCTTGTACCTTTTAAAGTACGCGCCCCCGAACACGTCACTTCCTTTAACCGTGCGAACACGGGGAGGAGTGGCGGGCACTGGCTTGTAGAACCTCGTTTCTTCGGCTTTTACCATGATACCCTCGTAACCTTCGTCAAACGTAAGGCCAAGAGAGTAATCTAAGGTTGCAAGCCAGTTGCCGACTGGAAGGAACCAGTCTACAACAAACGAGTATGGCAATAGCTCCCACGCAAGAAGAAGAGGGTTTATAATCCCCCAGTCCTGCGCGTTAGCTAGACGAGCATCGTCGACCCAGAACGTGACGCCAGTAGAACAAACAGCTTTACGCTGAGTGACACTGTCGTAACGGACTATGCCGACAGCTGCAACGTTGCTGGCAGCTACGGTCTCCTTTAGGGAGGCAGTAGCTTTAACACCGATCCTTGCGCCTTGCTCCATTCTGGAGTAGAACGTAGTGACACCGGTGTACACATCCCCGAGAAGGGGAAGCCAGCCGTATTGCAGTTCAAGCCACCATGCGGAAGGATTCCGCACTAGCGATTTCGAGCCCACTCTTTCGAGGTGGGCCTTACGTCGCTTGGATAGCTTTAATGCTCGACTCAACCCCTGCACGTCACCATGCCGAATGGCACGGTAGGCGTTCACCATCCGCAAAGTGTTAGTCAAGAACATTGACTGCACTTGGCGATATTCTCCAATGTTCTGGGCAATGTTAACCTTTTGCCTTGATACTTTGGAGATTAGACGACTCTTCGCTGAACGGCGGGCTTGCTCAAGGAGCACACTCGTTTCGTTCAGTTGAAGGCTCGCGTCACTAGGGTCAGAGACCCCGTACGCGCGCATCGGTCCGGTCTGCTCGAACCAGTTGAACTGGCTCTTGTAGTCCTTAACGATAGTCTCCGGCTCGCGCCGGTACCACAATGTGAGCGAGTGGTGGGGATTAACCCGCAACTCGTCCGGATAACCCGGACTATTACTACCTGTCCAGACCCTTCGGTACGTATCATACGTATTGTACGTGTACGACGGCTGATAGCCGTATTGTTTGTACACAGACATAAACGTCTGAGTTCGCACTTCAGGGCTAGGGCGGGGCATGTAATAACTCCTAGAGTGGTATCTGATGAGGGGAAGAGGCCCGCGTGTGTTCAAAGCACGCGTTCGCGTCCAGCTTTCGCAAGACACTTGAGATACGCCACAGCCTAAACTACCTGCTCGGTAGCAAGGCCCTAGCAACCCCGTAGTTATCTACGGGCACTAGTTGCAGCGATTGCCCTCGGAAACGAGGG